TGATTTTTATTTGGATCATTAGCTGATTTTAAAAATTTTGATACTTGATAGGTTTTATATGAAAAAGATTATTTTATTTGGATTCTTAGCCTTAGGTCCTTTTATGGTTGCTAAGAGTGAAAATGTTACTGTCCAATATCCAGCTCTCTTAAAATTAAAACAACAAGAGCTAGGCCAGTTAATTTTTAAATTCATGCCAAACAAGGATGATCAAAATTTTTCTTGGAATTATCGGGCTAATGATCCTAATGTGATTTGGATGGATAAATCATATATCGAAACTAAATTGGATGATGGAACCTATTATTCGAGTAGAAAAGGCATTGCGAGAGTGAATGTTTTAGGTGTAAAGGGTAAATATCTAGATCATAAAGAATATGAGATTCCATGGGCGATAATATTTGAAGGAACTGTTGGTAAGTTCGGAGTTGATACAATATCTTTTTACCCTGCTATGCCAGAAAGAGATGGAGATATATGTTTTGGAGAAGGTTTTAGAGATTGTGAATTCTCCCCATTCAAGTCTTTAACTAAAGCTGGAATAAGTTATAAAAAAATATGTGAGAGACAATTGAGTGCGGGAAATTTTGAAAAGGCTTATATTCTCAGTGCTAACAAGAAAAAAAGTGTATATGGAGTTTGGGGAGCGAGTAGTGGATCTGGCGGCTCAAGCAATACTTTTAAATTAATACAATTAGGTAACGAGAAAGAAATGTGTAAAAACTTAATGGGTGGGTTGTGAATAGTATACACGGGTGTCTTTTAGATTAGTGAGCTGTTAAATTACACTCATTCATAGTAATAGGTAATTTAATGAAAAAAATACTTTTTTGTTTATTAATAGGTTGCACCAGCATAGCAATAGCAGATGACGGTTCGCAAAAGCTTAAATTCTGTGAATCTGTTTCGAAATATGCAGAAATCATCATGCATAATAGACAACATGGTGAACAAGCTATTGCTCCCATTAATAGAATTGAGAAGAGCTTAAAAGATCATCAGATTAAAGGGTTTTATATAGCTATTATAAAAGATGCTTATAAACAACCGCTTTGGAATACTGAAGAAAAAAAGAAAGAAGCAGAAACTGAGTTTGCTAACGAGGCTTTAATGAATTGCCTTGATACATTTAAAGATTAAATTTTTTTGATACGAGAAACCCCGCAATGCGGGGTTTTTTATTGCCTAGAGGAAAGTAGAAAATGGCACAAGATTCTCGATTGGTCATTGTTATTGATTCGCAAAATGCTGAACGTAATGCGCGCAATCTAGGCAATGAGCTGGATAGTATTGAACGTAAAGGAGACTATGCTTCGAAGTCTATGGATGGCTTATCTGTAGCTACTCGTGCACTTGCAGGCTATATGGCAGGATTGGTTACTGTGGGTGCAGCCATCTCTAAAATGGATGCTTATACTGGATTACAGAATAGATTAAAGTTGGTTACCAACAATCAAGCTGAATTGAATAAAGCAACTGAAGATACTTTCCGAATTGCTCAAAAGACATATTCAGCTTGGGATTCGGTGTTACAGGTTTACCAACGCTTTAGCGATAATGCTAAGACTTTAAACCTTACTATGGACGATACTGCGCGTTTAACTGAAACCGTATCTAAAGCCGTAGCAATTAGTGGTGCAAGTGCAGAAGCTGCTGATGCTGCTTTAGTTCAGTTCGGGCAGGCCTTGGCAAGTGGAACGTTGCGTGGAGAAGAACTTAATTCTGTAATGGAGCAAACCCCAGCATTAGCTAAAGCAATTGCTCAGGGTATGGGTATTACTGTAGGTGAGTTACGATCTGTAGCCGCTGAAGGGAAAATTACTTCACAAGAAATCGTTAAAGCGCTTAAAAATGTTCAAAATGATGTAGATGCATTATTTGCTAAAACTGATATTACAATTGGACAATCATTAACTCTACTTAATAATGAAATTACTAAGTTTGTAGGCGAAGCTGGACAAGGAAGCGGCGCAGCTCAAGCATTATCAGGTTCAATTCAGGTTTTAGCTGAAAATTTAGAATCAATTTCTTATGTTGCGATCTTGGGTGGTACAGCATTGCTCACTAAAGCGATTGCAACACAAGTGTCAGCTTTAAATACCAAATTAGGATCATTAGTTGCTAACAATGCAGCTACCCAATTGCAAAAGCAAAAATCGATAGAAAGTGCAAAAGCTGCCTTGGCTGAAGCTGAGGCACATTTAGCGAATGTAAGAGCAACAAATGCCGAAACACAAGCTAAATTTGGAGCAAGTGCTGCTAGCGCCAGATATGTACTTGCAGCCAATAATGTAGAGAAAGCAACGAAAGCGGTCATAGCAGCTCAGGGTAAAAGTGCTTCGATGGCAAGTTTAGTTAGTGGAGCGTGGGGCTTAATTGGTGGCCCAATCGGAGCAATCACATTAGGAGTAACAGCTTTGGCTGCTACTTATATGTATTTCTCAAGTAAATCTGCAGAAGCAACAGCAAAGTTAAAAGAGCAGGCTGAAGCGGCAAAATTAACTAAGGAAGAAATCAAGGCTCTAAATGATGAACAACGTAAGGAAAAATTAGGTGATTTAGCAGCGACAATAAATGATCAAAACAAAGCATTGGAAAAACAAGAATTAGCAGTCGGTTCAGCATTAATCAATATCCAGAACTATGCTGTAGGTAATGCTAAAGTAGCTGAAATTTCGAATAAAGCACGTCTTGGTACCATTTCCTATACTGAAGCAATTGAGCAATTAAAGAATCAGAAGATTCCTTCTGATTTAATGGATGCACTGCTCAAACAAGTGAATGCCTATGATGAAGCGGCAGAAACTGCAGCCAAGACCAAGCAAACGTATAACTTATTTGGTATAGAAGTAACGCTTGCAGGTAATAAGGCTGAAAATGCCATTGTTGGCGTTGATAAAAACACTAAGTCCTTAACTGAGAATGAAAAGGCCGCATTAGCAGCTAAAAATGCACAAAAGCAATATGCCGATTCACTGGCAGATCGAAAATTTGAAGCATTGGTTACTAAAGGTTTACTTGCTAAAGGTTACTCACCTGAACAAGTGAAGCAAATGGTAGAAACTGCAAGTTGGGCGCGAAAAAGTGGAGTAAAAGTTTCTAATGAGTTATATCAGATAGGTTTGGAGACTTTATCCATAGAGGAGCAAAACAAGAAGGTAATTGATGCTAAAAATAAAGCATTAAAGGAAAGTACTAATGAATTATCTAAACAGCAAAAACTTTCTAAGCGTCTAGTCGGTATTTCCGGTCAATCCGGTATTGGTACTGGACCTCATCTTGACGTTCGATATGGCGGCTCGATGTCTGGCCAGAAAGTTTCTAATGAACATCTGGCTCGATTACAGGCGGGAGGAAAACCTTTAACTTCCTACAAGATCAGTTCTAATTATGGTCCACGAAAAGCCCCAACTAAAGGGGCTTCTTCATTTCATAAGGGTATTGATTTTTCAATGCCTGAAGGAACACCAATCACGACCAATGTTGCTGTGAAAGATATCAAGACATGGTATGACAGCAAGGGAGGTGGTTATGTCAGTGAAGTGATCTTTGAGGATGGAGTATCTCTTAAGTTGCTTCATCAATCTCCAAAGATGCAAAGCAAGGTGAAAGGTGGTGCGAGTAAGGGAAGTGATAAAGCAGCAGGTGACATTCAGTCTCAACTTGAACGTCAACAGGATCTGCAACGTTCACTTGAAAATGAGGTAGCTAGTGAAGTCGGACGGATTAACAATAATAGAAAGGCAAGATTGGAGGATGTTGATAAAGCAAACTTTAGCCCGGAACGTACTGCAGAAATCAAGGCGGAAATAAATCGTCGTGCCGATAATGATATTGCTATAGCCAAACAAGCCCTTAGAACGAAATTGGAAGACTATAAGGAGTTCCAGAAAACCGAGGAGCAGTTACTTGAGGAGAGCTTTAACCGTAAAAAGTTCAATGCAGCTCATGACATTGAATTAAGTAAGTCTGAGCAGAAGCAAGCCGTTGAATTGCTGGAACAGCAAAAACAGCAAGAGTTAGGGTTATTAAAACTAGCTCAGGAACAGCGTTTATTTCAGGCACGTTTATCATTGCTTTCGGAAACGCAAGCCATGCAGGAACGTTACAGACTCGAACGGGAGGAAATTCTTAAGAATACCAAGCTTTCTATAGAAGAGCGGCAAAAGCTAATCGCATTATCTAAAGCCAATCAGGATAAAGAGACACGCGATAAAGTGAATAATGCTGCTCAAAACTGGGGTGGCATTCAGGCTGATATGAATGGTACCAGCGAGTTCTTCAGACAGGATCAAGAGCGGTTTAGTCGTCTAAATGCTGCAAATGATTTAGCAGATAGTCAGTATGCTGCTACTGATCTTGATGAAAAAAATGGGTTAGATAATCTAAATGCACAAATGGAAGCAGGGCTCATTAAGCAACAGGATTTCGAAAACCGGAAAACAGCTATCATTCAAGCTGCTCAAGATCAACGTAAGCAGATTGCTGCCGAATATGCTCAGAATGCTCAGGATATTGAAGATAAGTATCAACAAGATCGTCTGAATACCATAATTGCTTTTGGTGGGAACATGATGGGTTCACTCACATCGATGTTTGGTTCAATGTTTGGTGAGCAATCGAAAGCATATAAGATTATGTTCGCTGCAGATAAAGCATATGCGATTGCAGCTGCAGGTATTGCCATTCAGCAAAATATTGCAGCAGCTTCAAAAGTAGGTTTTCCTCTTAATTTACCGTTGATTGCTGGGGCGGTTGCTCAAGGCGCTAGCATTATTGCAAACATCCGTGCAATCAAAGATCAAGGCTTTGCTGACGGTGGTTACACTGGTCGAGGTGGGAAATATGAAGTTGCTGGAGCTGTGCACAAAGGTGAGATTGTATGGTCCCAAGAAGACATTAAAAGATGGGGCGGTGTTGGTTTAGTTGAGAAAATGCGTAAGAGTGCAAACCCTGAAGCTTTTCTCAATAACAATGCCTCGGCTGATAGTGTCATGCGCCGTGCATTGATGAGTTCTAATGCCTTTATAGAAAGCCAAAAGCAAGCTGACATCTTTAATCAACCGGTTCAAGATACTCAGATTATCTATAAAGGTAATAGAGACACACCTAAGTTAGCTTCTTCGGCAAATTCTGACTTATTCCATGATGGCAAGGTCTACTTCTCATCCAATGGTTTAGTTCAAGATCGATCAAATCTTGAGGATGTTCAAGACTTCACGATAAGTCAAACTTCTCGACCTCAAGCTGAGATTATGCCTTCAATTGAACCTTCTACACCGACAATCAATTTCAAAATTGAAGTGATTAATCAGGTGAGTGGAGCGACAGTTGAAGCTGAACAACTGGATGAGCAAACAGTCCGGATCATTGTTACAGATGAACTGGATAAGCAGCTTCCAAGAAAGGTACCGAAACTTGTAAGTGACCAAATCGCAAATCCAAACTCAACCATTAGTCGGTCTTTGACTGAGAATACGACAGCAAGACGGAATCGTTAATTTAAAAGCTACCTTTAGAGGTAGCTTTTTTAAATAAATTAGGACAAAATTTCAAAAAATTGGTGAATATTCTTATGTTTCCTCCAGTTCCTAAAACTAAGTCATCAGAAGTAACCGATATTATTAACTCTGCTGTTCCTACTGGATCGATAAGTGAATTTCAGTATTTTAGATGTAAACGGTTGCTTAATGATATTAAAGAAACTGAGCCACTAGATTGGTTTTTATTAAGCAATAGTATTATTGAAATGTATTTTGATAATCCTGTTCTTGCGCATCAATACGCTCGAGAAGTACTGAAAATTAGCAATAGTGTATCGATTTTATCGAATCTTTATTTTGTTTTTCTTAGCTCAGTAGATTTTTCTAGTGCTAATGAAAATATTGATAAAATTATAAGTTTGTGTAGTAAACAAAATTTACCCTTAGAAAGTTTTATTCCTATTGACTTCAAACCTATAACTTATTTTCTAGATGGAATTTTAAATGATGATTTAAATTATTATAAAAGATTTAAAAAGGAAGACTTTAATGAATTTATTCAGTTTTTTGAAATTAAAAATAAACTAGAAATTGATTCTAGAGTCTTGAAACATATCGGTTCAATTCTTTTTAAATGTTTTAACTCAAGGAATGTTCGGTGCCGAAAATATGAATATAGTTTTATTGATGATGAATTTTTAATATTGCTTTATGTCGATAGAAGTTTTGATGAGATTGACGCTATGAATTCAGAAATATTTAGTAAATGCTATGATGAGGGCTTAATTGATGAACTGAATAAACTTTCATATTTTCTTATTCCTTATGAAGTGGGCGTGGATTGAAAAATGGCTACTACAGATACGCTAAATTACTGTTATGAGCTATTAGGTAATGCCACAAAATATGATGAATGCCACAAAAGGAATATTATAGGGCGTGCTTATTACCATGCTTTTTATGAAGTCCGGCATCATTTAGAACAACGACTATTATGGCCAGTAACAAACACAAAATGTGGAGCTCATGAAAAAGTCTATAGCAGACTTAGTGGTTACCCTGCGGGTTCAACGTCTGTAATGATTCAGAAAAGAGCTGCTGAAATCAAAAATCGAATACAAAAATTAAAGAGGTTTAGAACAACAGCTGACTATCATCTTCACCTAACGATTTCAAATAAATTAATAAACTATATTTTACATGAATCTAGTCGGATATCTGAAGAAATATCAAGACTTTAGTTGTTAAAGATACTTTTATACCGACCCATTATGAGGTCGGTTTTTTATTACCTGAAGGAAAGTTATGTACAAGTTAAAGCTAAATCCTCAGACCAGCGGCTATGGCGTAACACCGGGTGATGATGTGAAACGTCAGCAGATGGATGGCGGTCGTGGTCGCTATTACATCGATGTAAAACGTAATAGTCATATTGTCGATGTGAACTGGAATTTAAGTAAATCCGATTTTAATAAAATGATGGCTTTCTGGCGGGTCTACCAGAATAAGCCAGCCTCATTCTATGCGGATCTGGTCATTGATCAGGGAACACGTCAGCAATACCTGTGTAACTTCATTCCGAACTCGTTCAAGACCAATGAGGTGA